TGGTCAGCACGTAAAGCACAGATGTTGGCTAAACAATATAAAGCAAAAGGTGGAGGCTATAAGTAATGGCTTTAGCTAAATCACAAAAGAGTTTAAAAGCTTGGACCAAACAGAAGTGGAGAACTTCTGATGGTACTAAGAGTGAAGGAAAGAAAAGGTATTTACCTGATGCAGCATGGAAAGCACTAAGCCCTGCTGAAAAGAAAGCTACTAACGCAGCTAAAGCAAAAGGTAATGCTAAAGGTAAACAGTTTGTATCACAACCTAAAAGTATTAAAAAGAAAACGGCTAAATACAGAAAGACAAAATGAGTCAGATTGACCAAATCAGAGAAGCAGCAGAACAAGATCTGTTGACTTTTATACGACTAGTAGCTCCTCACTTAATGTTAGGTGCAATACATGAAGAACTTATTTCATGGTGGGCTAGGCAAGATGCTAAAGAGAATCAGTTAGTATTACTACCTCGTGGTCATATGAAATCTAAACTTGTAGCCTATAGAACTGCTTGGTGGTTAACTAAACATCCTGAGACTACAATACTATATGTATCAGCTACGGCTGACTTAGCAGAGAAACAGTTGTATGCTATTAAAAATATTATAGATAGTCCCATCTATCGTAGATACTGGAAGGATATGATCCATGAAGAAGAAGGTAAACGAGAAAAATGGGCAGTAGCAGAGATTGCAGTAGACCATCCTAAACGTAAACTAGAGGGAGTACGTGATGCTAGTGTTAAAGCAGTTGGGCTTACCAGTAATACTACTGGCTTTCACGCTGATGTCGTTGTGCTTGACGATATTGTTGTACCAGGTAATGCTTATTCTGAGGAAGGAAGAGGAAAAGTTGCAGCAGCTTATTCGCAATTGGCTTCCATTGAAAACCCTGGGGCTCTTGAGTGGGTTGTTGGCACTCGTTATCATCCTAGAGATATTTATGATACTATGGTAAACATGAAAGAACAAGTCTTCAATGATGATGGAGACTTAGAGTCTGAAGAAAATGTTTACGAGTTATTTCAAAAGGTAGTAGAAACAAATGGTGAGTTTCTCTGGGCTAAACAAAAACGAGCAGATGGTAAAGCTTTTGGATTTGATGCTAAAGAACTAGCACGTATCAAAGCTAAGTATGTAGACATTACACAATTTTATGCTCAGTACTATAATGATCCTAATAACTCTGAAGCAGCTAACATAGCTACTGATGACTTTCAATATTATGATAGAGCTGTATTACAAAACAGAGAAGGTGATTGGTACATTAGAGATCGTAAGCTAAGTGTATTTGCAGCTATTGACTTTGCTTTCTCTTTACGTAAACAAGCTGACAGTACAGCACTAGTTGTTGTAGGTGTAGATCACCAAGGTAACTACTATGTATTAGACATAGACAGATTTAAAACAGATAGGATTGTAGATTACTATGATCATATTATTAGAGCTTGGGAGAAGTGGGGATTTAGAAAACTAAGAGCTGAGACTACAGTAGCTCAACAGACTATCGTAAAAGAACTTAAGGATAGTTATCTAAAACCTAATGGTATACCTCTTGTCATTGATGAGTTTAGACCTACTAGACACTTAGGTGACAAACGTCAACGTATATCAGCAGCACTAGAACCTAAGTATCATAACCAACAAATGTGGCATTATAAAGGTGGTAATTGTCAGGTCTTAGAAGAAGAACTATCACAAGTACATCCACCTCATGATGACGTTAAAGATGCACTAGCTAACGCAGTAATGATTTCAGTAGTTCCTAGACAAAGGTCTAATGGAGTTAGTATGATGTCTTCAAACGTTTTAACACACTCTCGTTTTGGGGGAGTATCTTACTAAGGAATATATATGGCAGGCAAAGTAGCACAATTTGAAAAGGCAATTAATCCAGATACAATGGCAAGAAACCTTGCTCATTTGTATAATCAATGGTGGATACAAAGACAAAACAAAGAATCAGAATGGAGAGAATTAAGAAACTATCTATTTGCTACAGATACAACTACAACATCTAATTCTAGTCTTCCATGGAAAAACAAAACAACGCTACCTAAACTCACACAAATAAGAGATAACTTACATGCTAATTACATGGATGCTTTATTTCCTAATGACGATTGGATGAAGTGGGAGGGAGCCACTTTAGAAGATACATATGTAAATAAACGTAAAGCTATTGAAGCTTATCTTAAAACTAAAACTAAAGAGTCTGGTTTTAAAGAAACTATATCTCAATTAGTAGCAGATTATATTGATTATGGTAACTGTTTTGCAGAAGTACAATATGTTAATGAAGTAGAAAAAGGTAGTCGAGATAATAATCCTACTACAGTTTATAACGGACCTAAGTTAGTTCGTATTTCTCCATTTGATATTATATTTAATCCTACTGCTCCATCATTTAAAGAATCACCTAAGTTTACTAGATATATTAAATCTGTAGGTGAGTTAATGATTGATGTAGAAGATAGACCAGAGTTAGAATATGATAAAGAATCTTTAGATAAAGCTTTAGAAATTAGAAACTCTTTATCTCAATTTAAAGTAGAAGATATTAATAAGTCAGAAGCATTTAGAGTAGATGGCTTTGGTTCTTTACAAGAATACTATCAATCAGGTTATGTAGAGTTATTAGAATTTGAAGGTGATTACTATGACTCTATTGAAAAGAAACTTTATAGAAATCAAATTATAACTATTCTTGATAGAAGTTATATATTAAGAAGAATGGATAATCCTTCTTACTTAGGACAAGATAGTAAGTTCCATGTAGGATGGAGAAAACGTCCTGATAACTTATATGCTATGGGTCCACTAGATAACTTAGTAGGCTTACAGTATCGTATTGATCACTTAGAAAATCTTAAAGCTGATGCTTTAGATCTTACTATACATCCACCACTTAAAGTGGTAGGAGACGTAGAGCCATTTACATGGGGTCCTGAAGAAACAATCCATATTCCAGAAGATGGTGATGTACAGGCTATGGCTCCTAATGCTGCTGCTTTCCAAGTTAATAATGAGATTGCAGCTATTTTAAATGTAATGGAAGAAATGGCAGGAGCTCCTAAAGAAGCTATGGGCTTTAGAAGTCCAGGTGAGAAAACAGCATTTGAAGTACAACAGTTACAGAATGCAGCTTCACGTATCTTTCAAAATAAAATTAATCAATTTGAAACTGAGTTCTTAGAACCTGTTTTAAATGCTATGTTAGAGTCAGCTAAACGTAACTTAGACTTACCTGAATTAGCTAAGGTTATGGATGATGACTTTGGAGTTGCTGATTTCTTATCAGTAACTAAAGAAGATTTAACTGCTCGTGGTAAGCTTAGACCTATTGGTGCTAGACATTATGCTGCGAGAGCACAGTTAATGCAGAATATGTTAGGTGTATTTAATAGTCCTATAGGACAATATATAGCTCCACATATTTCTGCTAAGAAACTTGCAAATATGGTTGAAGAGTATATGGGCTTTGAGAAGTTTGACTTCATTAAAGACAATGCTGCATTATTTGAAGGTGCTGAGCAAGAGCAACTTAAGATGCAGATTCAACAAGATTTGCAGGCACAAGCAGGTCAACCTAATGTACAAGAAAGATCATTAGATCAAGATTTACAGGCTATGCAAGAAAATATGCCAGAATAGATTGACAATTCGTAAAATTTATGGTATAATATTTATATGAATTTGAAAGATGAAAAAGGCAAAGCTTTATCAAAAGCTGAAGCCTTTAAGATAATAAGGACTTATTGTCAAGAACAAATAAGTTTATCTCAACGAAAGGCAATAGATGAAACTACGTTTGATAAACCTTCATGGTCTGAATACCATGCTTATCAACTAGGCTTTCAAAAAGCCTTCTCAAAATTATATAATCTTATTCCTGACCAAGGAGAAAAATAATGAGTGAAGAACAAGTAACACAAGAACAATCTGTTGAACCAACTACCCAAGAGGCTCAACAACAAGATACCCAAGCTAAACCATTTGAGATTCCGACAGAAGCTCAAGATTTGGTAGGTGAAGGTAAGAAGTACTCTAATGCAGAAGAAGCTTTAAAATCTGTTCCTCATGCTCAGAATCATATTCAGACTTTAGAGTCTGAGTTAGCTGAGCTAAAGAATGAATTAACTAAGCGTAAAACTACACAAGAGCTTTTAGATGAAATAAAGTCTGGAGTCAAACCTGCAGAGCATACCACTCAAGAGGGAGGACTGAACCAAGATACAATTATGGAGTTAGTAAATAACACTCTTAAGCAAAACGAACAGAAAAAAACTGCTCAAACAAATGCTTCTCAGGTAGCTTCTAAGTTTTCTGAGAAATATGGATCCAATGCAGAATCTGTTTATAATAGTTTAGCTAAAGATTTGAATCTTTCTCCACAGAAACTAAATGAGCTCGCAGCTACATCTCCTAACTTAGTGTTAAGATTAGCCGACTTAGAACCTAATGTTAAAACTAATGTATCCAAATCTTCTGGATCTGTAAATACAGAAGCTTTAGCACAGAATAAAACTCCACAAGAGTTATCTGCTAGAGTTCCTAAAGGTGCTAAAACTCAAGACTTAGTTAATGCATGGAGAGCAGCAGGCGAGAAAGTTAAACAACAATCTTAATTTAAGGAGGGCTTATAATGGCTCAAACAAAAGTAAATACAAATGCGTTTATTGAATCGCAACAGTATTCTCAGTTTATCCTTGAAAACTTACATGACTATCTGTTACCAGAAGGTATGTATAGAGACGTTTCTGACTTCGGTTCAGGTACAACTTTAAACATCAAAACAGTTGGTTCAGTAACAATTCAAGATGCTGCTGAAGATACACCTTTAACATTTTCACCTATTGACACAGGTACTATCAATCTTTCTATCACTGATTATGTTGGTGATGCATGGAAAGTTACTGATGACCTACGTGAAGATGGTTCTCAAATCGACACATTAATGGCAATGAGAGCTCAAGAATCTACACGTGCTCTTGGTGAAAACCACGAAACTAAATTTTTAAACGTAGCTAATGAAGCTCAAGGAGCAGGTTTAAACTTAGTTAATGGTAGACCTCACCGTTGGGTTGGTTCTGCTGCTTCTAATGCAAGAACAATTACTTTAAATGACTTTGTTTCTATGAAACTAGCATTTGATAAAGCTAATGTTCCTGCAGGTGGTCGTATTGCTATCGTTGATCCAGTTGTTGAAGCTTCTATTAATAGCTTAGCAAACTTAATCAATGTGTCTAATAACCCAATGTTTGAAGGTATGGTAACAGAAGGTTTTGCTCGTGACCATAAATTCGTACGTAACGTATTTGGTTGGGATATTTACACTTCTAACTTCTTACCAACATTAACAGCTACTGAAGCTATTAACGCTTCTTCATATGGTTTAACATCTGAAACAGCAGCTGTTGGTGATAAAGCAAACATCTTTATGTGTGTGGCTGACGATACATGTAAGCCAATTATGCACGCATGGAGACGAGCTCCTCAAACAGAAGGTTGGAGAGACAACGAAGAACGTGCTGATAAGTTCCAAGTAACTTCAAGATTCGGTCTCGGTGCTCAGCGTGTTGACACATTGGGTGTAATTTTAACTCATCCATCTAACTACTAAGGAGACTATTATGGGTTACGAAAGTAATACAGGTTTAAATGTACTAAACCACTATGGTCCTAGAGAAACTAATGGTAAATATGGTGCTGCTTCTAAAGGCACTGGTATCGTTAAAAGAGCTCAATGGGACTTTTCATATGATGATCTTCCTGATGCAGCAAGTGATAACTTAGGTTTTG